GATATGATTGCAATTCCAGCGTACCAATACAGTTTGATGCTTCAAGGCAAAGAACCAACTTTCCAGTTGTATATCAAGGAAGGTGAAGTAATTATGCCAGTTATTCCTACCGATATGCAGATGGCTGGAGCCGCTGTTTTGTCGGAAACCGGAAACCTGGCTGGGGGTAAACCGGTAAAAAAACGCAAGTTAAGTGCATGGAACCGGTATGTCAAGAACAAGAAGAACCAAATCAAATTCAAAAATGGTAAACTAAACCTAAAGAAAATGGCTGTTCAATTCCGTAAAGGGAGGAAGAAATAATGCCAATTCATAATATTAGAGATACAATTGAAGGTACGCTTACTACTAACGATTTGGGCTTTGGCTATATGACTCGCCGGATTAATCTTGAAGAAGGTTACAGGTATGATATGCTAAGTGTAGACGTATTCAATGACAACGGTGCTATGACTATGAAAATCATATCTGATGTAAATTCTCCAAATGTAGCATACCAATTGTATGTTTCTCCGTATCCAATGCAACAAGTTGGTGGAGAGTGGGGTTTCTCTGCTAATCCGCCGGGTTCAATTTTTCCCGGTGGTGGGCAAGCTGCAGGAGATTCTAATGTATTGTACAAAGAGCTTGGCGTGACTGGGTTGGCTGAAAACAACAACCAACAAATTGATAATAAAATTTTGCAGAAGAGATTTCCAAATGATGCCCTTGGTTCAGTAAAAACAACACGATGGTATACTCCACATGTTTACTTTACAGTTATGATTTGGAATGACCCTCAAGTGGATGTTAATGTTAAACACTCGATTTTTATGAGAGTAGATAAGAAAAAAGCATCATCGGTTTCATCATCAATGGGCAGATACGGGGAATTCTTAGATTCCCAAATTAGGCTATTAACTGATACAGCAGTTGTGTTTGACCCAGCTGACATTCAGGGATATACATTCCCTATGTGGAAATACGGTGGCATTCGTCCAGAGCTAATGATTTCTGGAACAACTGCATTGAGATATTACAATCGAGCAGCAGACAACGCATCTCAAGGCATGGTTAGCCGTGGAGATTTACAAACTGCATTCCAAGAAGCTACTAACATGGTTGGATTTGATGCGGCATTCGGTGATGCTGCACTAAATTTGCCTGAGTGGATAACGCTCATGGACGTTGAAGGTGTTACAGCTGGCTCAATTAGACCATATGCTCCGCCATTGAAATTTGCCGACAACGGTAATACACTAATGTTTTAGATTGATTCAGGTATCTTAACTGGGTATGAATACCAATCACAGACAGTGCAATCTTTGGTAATCTCAATTATTTTTCCTTCTTTGTTTTCCCAATATTTAGTTATACATTTAGCACCGCAAACAAAGCACTTCATTCTGTCAACTCCCTAAGTAGTAATGATAGTGGGGTATGCTCCCAGTTATTTTGCTCTTGAACTCTAGTCATGAGCATAGCAGCTAGTTTTGAAGTCGCAACATCTTTAATTTCATAATCCTCTTCGCCTTTCAATCGATTTTTAATTGCTTCTTCAACAAAGGAAGACCTAAATCCTCGTCGCACTTTACGATGTAAACGTTTTACTAATTCAACATCAAGAGTAAATAGGTGTTGCTTCTTCATTCCTCTTCCTCCTTACAACATACTGACCATGAATAATCTTTGTAATACCTTTTTCCACATTTGCATCTTTGGAAATCATTTTTTACAGTTTGGATTTTTGCAAACAATGTTATGATATCATCAGGCATACAATCATAATCATTGTAATGATTAGCCAACCCACAATTGAGTCCTTCAAGAAGCATTTGTAATTCATCCTCAGTTAGATATACTGATGCGTTAGTCATTCTTCTTCACCCTTTGGAAGTCTGTGCGTAACCCCGCACTTAGGACATTCTCTTTTTTGTTCTGCATACCAAAAACATTCTTCGTTCATTCTTCTTCCTCCTTGCGAGCAAGTTGCGCTGCTCTAGCTTTCCCAACAAGCCATTCTTCCTCTTCCTCTTCTTCCTCCATCCATGAATCCCACAAAAGCATGCGCTCTTGAAGTGTGGTTGCTGCTATAATTTCGGCCATCTTGTATAGAGGGATTGTTACTTGCTCCATATCTAGACCCAAGAGGCTCCTAGATATATATCTATCGGAAGAAAGGGTTCAGAAAAAGGCCACTGTCCGGTGGAATTGGCCTATGCGTCAGCCCACCCGTTCAAGACAAGGGAAAGAAATAGTATAATAACCTAGTAGTATCAAAAGGAAACTATGGCAAAAAACCGTGGGGATGTAATCCTCAGAGATAGAATGCAGTTTGATTTAGATGGAGCTGGAGATAGAACAACACTTTACGGCAGAATAGATTTGTCGAGTTACGTCAACCCGGTCAGCCGAGACGGACTCGCCATAAAAGAAGTCAGGTTTCAATTTCGTGACCAATCAGGCGGACTAGCAAACACTGGATGTTTGCCACCTATTGCTGATTGGTTAAGTTCAAGCGGTTCGGCTGGCGTTCAATCAGCTCTCAAAGTATATGCAACAACACGTGCATATGAGAATGCTTCCGAAGTTGGTATTGCATCTCCTGATGTTTTGTGCGTATTTGAAAAGTATTCAGCTTGTGGTGCTACACCTGCTGGTATGACTCCTGCTCTGCAAATTTGGGAGAATTGGTTTGGTCCTAAAGACCTACACCCAGAAGGCTACACTGTAGTCTCTGATTTACTAATTGGTATTGCAGCAGATAATTGGGTTCTTCAAGGCGGTGAAACTCTAGAAATAGATATCATGCTAATTGCTGAACCAATCACAGTTACTACAGAACGCATGAACGAAATCCTAAGTCAAGGTATGGACCTTTGAAGGGGGTCTATCCTTGGTTAAAGGCAAACTCGGCAAGAAGGCTCTCGCTAAATTAAGCGAAACTAAGCTAGCAAGAGGTGCAGGAATTGCAGCCGGAACAAGAGCAGCAGAAGAAGCCATCTCTAATCCCTATGCTCAAGCAGGCTTGGGCGCATTGGAGGGTGCGGCACTTGGCGCGGCTCTTGGTCCTCTTGGTGCTGCTGGAGGTGCTGTTGCGGGCGGGCTTCTCGGATTCGTGCTTGCGGATGGTGAGCGAATTGTTCCTATTGATATGATTGCAATTCCAGCGTACCAATACAGTTTGATGCTTCAAGGCAAAGAACCAACTTTCCAGTTGTATATCAAGGAAGGTGAAGTAATTATGCCAGTTATTCCTACCGATATGCAGATG